GAAAAAAGTCACCAGCAGTTTTGCTTAAACTACCAAGTTGTTTTAAACTACTACCAAGTTCAGTAGCACGTTGCTTATCAACAGTAAACTTATCCTGAATATTTTGCTTTTCAGATTGACGTAGCTTTTCTAAATTCTCATTGATGTACGGGGTAATGTCAGGTACATCAACGGGAGCAAAACCTTCTTCTTTTGCAAATGATTTATATTCTGCCATTAAGATTTGCCCCACATCTTAAGGTCTACCCCTTTTCCATAAATATCTGAAGCACCGCCAACAAGAGTACCTAACGCACCAAGGTTAGCTGCAGTCATATCAGTATTTGGTTTGACTGGAGGTAGTCCAGGCTGAGGTTTAAATTGAACAGGTGCAAGTGTTTTCCTGTTTGCAGATTTCAGTTGTTGTCTAATGTTTGTTACATCACGATCGTAACCCTCTCTAGCTCTAACAAGGTTTGAGGATGTCAATGCTTGTGATCTACCAAAGGCTGCTAAATCACGTGCTTGTAATCGCTCAGCAGTCTTACCTGTACCATAGAATTTTTGATCTTCTATAAGCTTGGTAAAGTCATTTTGGAGTTCAACAGAAGCTTGATCAAAGATTGCATTCAGTTGCATCTGTTCAGCACCAAAACCACGGCTCGCTGCTAAGAAATTTTCATCAAGCTGTTCCTCAGCTTCGGTAACTTTATGAGCATATTCTGAACGAGAACGATCCCATTCAATTTCACGGATTGCTAATTGACGCTTGTATTGATTGACTTCGGCTGTCTTTTGAGCTGATGCTCCGGCTAAGCCGCCGGCTGCACTAAGCCCTGCTGACGCCGCCGTCAACATCATAGTAGGTTCGCACACGGCAAAATTCTATAAAGGTTAAGTTGTTAGGACCATGAGTTACTTCACGAAGAAACTTAAATCCAAGGAATCGAAGAAGCTTTAGATGAACTATATTGCGTTTATCGCATATGTTCCACAGCATCTTCTCTGGTCTACTGTTAACAAGACGTTTACATTCCCGTGCAAAAGTCTTTGGATAGTTGTGTATTTCAGGAGTGCATAGCATCCAGATCCCGTTCTCGGGACCTACTCCTCCAGCAGCACCCCACTTACCGTTAGGCATTTTAAATGCTGCTGAGTAGCCACTAGAAGCCCCTGCAAGAAGCGCAACCAAAGGATTGTGACCATGTCCCTCTGTGCACTCCCTACGGTCTTCAGGGCGTAAATTAGAGGCCACATGTATAGCGACCTCATTAGTAAGTGGATAAATGTACTTAGACATTCTTGTAGTATTTGGGTGAATAGTCCCCTTCCCAAGTCAAAGAGATAAGTGTTGCGGGAAGTGGTGATGTAGATTTGATTGATAAGTTAAAGTTATTACTCTTTTCATACACAGGTATGGTTCCAATGTGCTCATCTTCCACCTGTACATCAGCAACGTTGTACTGATCATATGTAGATGATGTGAACTCATCAACGTAATCAACCTTACCCGTCCTAGTTACAACTGAGTTGTACTGACCAAGACGACCAAAGGAAGGTTTAACTCTATGAACAATCAGGCTGCCACGTTCTTCATTGATAGTCCTTTCACCAGACACCTTCTGTACAAAGAACCTAGGTAGATCTACTTGCATCGTATATAAATACCCAAATAGCAGAGTGACACCAGAGTGATCACCATCAAGAACTACAGAGGTACCACTTGAAGGCACATCAATATCAACAGCAATAGTTCCAGAAGAACCAGACCTAACAGCCGCAAGGTTTACATTTTTATCTGTGATACTGGATAACCAGCTAAGATTAAAAGTAGTTTTACGTGTAGTTGCGTTGTACGAACCGCCAGAAGCACTGACATAGTTATCCAGATAAACGGCATACTCCTTACCATGTTCGGTAAAGGTAGACTCATCGTCACGGATCATATCAATACGTTGCAAAAAGAATTGATCATCAATGAAGTAGTAGGTATCATCTACACAGCAGTGGTAGGCGAGTGGTCTGGTGTGTTTCCACCTGAACCACGATGACTGGATCTGCTTATCAGCGACACTGAAGTACTTGTATCCAATAACTTCATCACTATTTTTTTTCCCAAAAAATATTGTTGTGTTTTCACGGGAGTCAGCAACTAGATCAATATCCTTACTTAATACATCAGCAACTACCTTACTAAGTTCGTTGACATTAGGCTCACCTTCGCGAGCAACATTAGACATAACAAAGAACCTACTAAAGGCTCCAGCATTGTCTAAGAAACCAGCAATAGTGCCTAAAGAAAATGGAGGTACTGCAGTGTTGTAGTTGTACGTACTGATACTGCTCAGCCTTGCTGTGTCAGGGTTGAGAGTATCGGAGTCAGTAGCCAACAAGAACTGTTGATTACCAGCAAAAACAATTAACCCAGTGTTAACCTCCAAAGCATCGAACAAGATTGCAGGGTATTTAGAACTACAACTAATGTCGATTGGATCTGTACCAGCAACAGTCAGTGCTGTGTTGACAAAGAAGTTACCCAGATCACCTGGTCTAGATAGAATTACATTCTCGTCGCTAAGGAACCCAAGTCTATTTCTAAAGAAAAGAACTTTGTTAATAGACTTACCGATGAAGCTAGGCTCAGCATTAGTGTTGTCATCACCAACATCACGATTATCATAATTAAAAAGTTTTACCCGAAAATCTCCAGTACCTTGACGTTCAATAACAATCGGCATCTTGGTACGATCAATTGAATTCGCAATACCTGGTTCGGCACATTCAACCCAACTACCAGGACCAGAAGAATTTCCTTGACCTTCAAACTTTAGGTAGTAATCATCATCAGTAGAAGAGCTGTTAGCTACTTTCACAATATAACCATGCTTACATTGAAAAGGCAAACCAGTTACATCGTTTACTTGATCAGTAATAACGGTAAGCAGATCAGTATTCTGTGCTTCAACTGTAAACGCAGTTGAATTACTATACAAATAAATTCCGTTACCAATAACCTCAAAACTAATACCAGTACCGGCTAACTCTGATGTAATACCACCAAGGATAGTGTCAACACTTACATTAGTTTGCTGGTCAAATGGTGTTGGTTCGGGACGTACTGCTTTAATACTTGCTCGAACTTGAGCAGTTTCTTTTTTATCAATAACAATCCCATAACTTCTTCCTGACAAAGAAACAGTACCGGCCAAACCTGTGCTAGTACAATCGTTACCACCATGGAGTAATTCAAGACGTGCGGAATATGAGCAGGTGTAATCATCTGCTTCCGGCTGATCATCATTACTTCCAGGGTCCGGCCCTTGTTGTCCAGTAACAGTTAGTCGAAAAATAAGGTTTTGAATAGAGCCTGTATTAAGTACAAAAACTCCAGTACCTGTATCAGGGCAATGTCCATGATCACCAGAAAATGATGTATACCCTTCACCTTGAGGATCAGTAGAAATTCTTGTAGCAGATGTAATTGGTGTAGTTGCAGAAGATGATGGACTATGAATATTTAAACCGTACTGCCTGCCATTCTGTACCTGTTTAATTTCAACAAAAGCAGAGTAAGTATGTGGTCGCTCATCTGTTTTAGAAACATTAAGAGCTTCCATAGCAGTTACCACATTTCGATTACAGACAAAGGTGCTGTCATTAATTGTGGTAAATTGAAGGTCTTCAGGACCACGATTATTAGTAGCAGAATTAACTGTAGCCAAATAAGATTCAGTATTACTATCATGATTGACAGTTATTTCATTCCCTGTATTTGCACTCCACATGGTCACGTGACCGTTGGTGGCAACCTGTCCTATATAACTACCTTCAGTTTCGTCACGATAGTAATGAAACCAGGATCCATCAGACGTAGCATTAGACAAAGGAGAGGTACCAACACGACGTGCACCAGGACGCTTAGACAAACCCTTATTAATATCAGGTATGCAATTCAATGCATCTTTTACTTGACCCTGTCCTTTTGCTGAATCAGGTACCTTAGAAATACCACCATAAAAATTTGGAATAGTTTGTGTAATACTTGCCATCAGCGACGTAGTCCTCGGAACGGTTTATAAGAGCGATAGCCTTGTTCTTGACCAAACCCTAAGAAGTTATGGTCACCTTGATTGCATTCGTACTCAGTAACAATTGCACGAGCAAAGGCTTCTTGTTGTTGCAATAGTTGAACAAGCGTAGGGTTAGATACAAGCTGCACAGCAGCACGTACTGAAGC